GTTTTATTTCATCAAGTAACATTCTAATAGATGCTCTAAATGCTTCTGTCAATTCTTTAGCTGCTTGTGCCGCTTCTAATTCAGTTAGTATTTTTTTAGCCAGCGCTTCATTATTATCTAAAATTGCTAACTGTGCTCTTAGACGTAATTTAGTTTCACCATCTGTGGCTTCGTTAAGTGCCTTAGTTAAGCCAATACGCTCAATATCAAACTTGTCTTTAAGCTGATCTATAGCAGTCTTAGCTTTTAATGTGGCTACTTCTTGCTTCTTTAATTTTAATAAATCCTGAGATGCTTTGATCTCTTGCCTTCTTTGTGCAGCTAAGATACGACCCTGGGCTGGAGTTTCTCTAGCAGGTGCAGTAGGGAATTTACCCTTTTGATTTTCTCTGGCTAATCTGGCTAATAATCCAAATGTGCTGGTTTCATAAGCTGCTCTACCTAATGCACCAATACCAGGTATATCTGATAATGTTTTAAGTAAAACGCCTAAGCCTGTAATAGTTTGGCCTGTAGTCTTGCCTAACTTTTCCATCTTGGCCGTAGTTTCATCTAGGTTAGTATCTTTACCTAGTGCATCTAAAGCGCCTAATATGCCTTTACCTATTTCTTCTTTTACATTTTCACTAGCTACTCTTAATAGATCCATCTTGCCAGCATAAGTAGTTAATCTAGCCTGTGCTTGACCAGCGAACTTATTGTTTAGTTCTGTAAGGATTGCATCCATATCACCAGCCTTTAGCGTGGCTTTGCTTAATCCTGCACCTAATCTAGTTAATGATGTTGTATTACCTGCATATCCTTTGGCTAATGCCGCTGTAACCTCAGTTAAAGATCGACCTGTGGCAGCTGATACGTTAAGCGCTGTGTTTAATGCATTCTGACTTAAAGTAATTGATCCTGTAACTGTAAGTAATTGCTGGAATGCTGGACGTAGTTGGTCATCAAGTACGCCTGTGGCTCTTTGTAGATTGGCTATGTATAACTCTACAGCTGGTGAACTAAATGCAAAGCCTGTATTTTTTAATTGAACCTCTAAAGACTTGGCGGCCTTCTCATCGGCTGCAAATGCGGCTACAGCTCTTTTACTGTAGTTGAATAATGCTCTAGCGCTAAAGACACCTAAAAGAGTTGTACCTAATTTTTTAACTTGCTTATCAAATACGCTTACATCTTGCTTAGCCTTTTTAAGAGCCTTACCATTCCAGGTTGCCGAGGCTGCTACAAATATATTGGCCACTATGCCACCTTCTTAATTTCAGTTTTGCGTGTAAATTCCACAGCTGTTTTATCTATGGCTTTTAATATGGCATCGTATACTTTTATATTATCTTGTGCCCAAGCCTTGTAGATTAAACGGCCTTGCATCTTTCGACCTGTTGCCCCACGTGCGCCAGGCACTCGCTTAGGCTTTGTTACTGGCTCTAAAGCGCCTATAAATTGCTGGCTAGCAAATGGGTTATTAGAATCATAAAAATCTAACGCTTGGCTCTTAGCAGACTTTCTTACATAAGTACCACTACCCTCATGCTTAAATGTAAATGGCGCTCTACCCTGTGGGTTTAATCTGCCTGCGGTTTCATAAATAGATCCAGGCCTACTAACGTTGTAAACGTATTGGCTTACTTGCCAGCCATTTTTTGTGGCTACATTTTTGCCAGGGTTATATCCAATACCAGCTTTAACTACACTGCCATCATACTTTGGGAATGGTCTTTCAATAGCAGAAGATAATGGCTTAGACCATCCAGATAAAACCTGCGCATTGGATGGCACAAAGCCTTTGGCTTTTTCTGCTACTGCTCGCATTAATGGATCAATAGCCTTGCTAATTTTTGCCCTTAAATCTTCATCGATAAAACTAAGCCCATTAAGAACGTCTTTAACGCCTACGACTTCTGCTGGCATTCTTAACCCTTTCGGCTCTATCGGTTATCACTTGAATAATAGCCCGATACATCTCCGAGTCCATATTGATAAACTCGCTAGGCGGTATCCCAGTTTCTACGGCTAATGCTGCTATGCCATAAACTATAGAATCCCGCTTTATTATTTTTTTTCTTCGTCTAATACCTCGACAGTTTCTAGGCTGTCTATAAACTCAACTCCAAATATAGGTACCTGTGCGCCAGACTTGCGCAAGCACTCCCAAGCTAACCAAAAAATATGGGTCTGCTGTTCATGCTCACGCAAAATCTTGCTAATACCTGCGCCCCACTTCAACTCAAAGCTATATTCAATTCCTGGTGTTATCTTGTGTTCTGTGACTTCACCATTAGCCCTAGTAATTTTAAGCTTTGCCATTGTTACTCCTTAATTAGAACGCCACTGATGGCGATACTGTGATTACGGAGTTTACAGTAAATGTAACGCTAGATGTAGCAATTTCGGCTACTCCAGCTGATCCGATTGGTGTTAGGTTATTTACTAGGATTGAGAACTGGTAAGAAGGGTTAGCAGCTGATACAGCTGTGCCCTTAACTGTAATTACTGATACAGCTAGAGTCTTGCCAAATGCCTCATTTAGAGTCTGGCTTACCTCAGATGTTGCCCAGTCATTCATAAAGTCGATAGTAAATGTGCCTGATTGTAGACCTGCTACGTAGCGGTGTGCAGTATCGCCCATCGCAGTAATCTCTAGCTCATCTACGATTTGGTTGATAACAGCGCTAGATACTAGGTCGCTAATATCAATAGATGGTGTAGTAGGCGCAGCGTTGGTCGCTAGCTTGATGCCTACGTTATTGTTTAAGTAAATTGCCACTGTTATTCCTCTTCCTTTTTAGGTTGTGCTTTTTCTTTTGGTGCTTCCTTTATTTGGCCTGTCTTTATTAAGAAGGCTAAATCTTCTTCTTTGCTCATAATTAACTCCAGCTCGTTAGGATTGATACTGTTATTTCAGACACCAATAAATCGCCACTTTGAGCGTTTACGATTGCTGGAGCCGAAATGCTTGATATATTAAGTGTCAGCGATGATGCTGCTAACTTTGTTACTACGGCTAATATGTAATCTTCCATACCAGCCAAATTACCCTGGTTATCTAACGCAGGTTTAGTGATTAAAATTCTAAAGTTTGCTAAAGGCAATACTGTTACATGATCGTTATTGCTTGGCACTATGTAAGGATCGCCAGGGGTGATTGCGACTGCATTGGCGAGAAGAGTACTTGGCGGAAAAGCAAATACTGACCACACGCCAGCGTTAGTAAGATCTGTGGCTAATGTGCTACGTAGTGTGGTAATCGCAGCTGGCATATTAACCTACCAGTGATGCAGGCGCTGAATATGGCTGGATGAGGCCACGTACTCTGTTAATCAGCTGATAACCCATCCGATAAGGGCTAGCACTGACCCCATCCATACCTACCCCACCAGTCTGGCTAACTTGTCTAGCCTGCCAGATGTCTACAGCTATGATCATTGCTGCTTCTCTGATTGCGGGTACCGCAGAGTAATCATCTTCTTTAGTATCTTGGCCACTTGCTTTGCCATACGGAAGAATTCTATGGAATGGGTCGTTTGCATGTACTTTTGCAAATTGAATAAATGAATAGCCATTAGGCCATGAGTAATTGTAAAAGAAATTGTAAAATGTATTTGCGATTGATACTGGGATATTAGATCCAGGTATTGTGCCAGTAATTACATGTTGGCCACCATAGATATTTCCACAGCCCTCTACGCTTATTGTTTGACCTACTACATAAATGCCTGGGTTTGCTAATACTAATGTGGCTACGTTGTTTTGTAATCCAGCGGCTACTACTGGTGCATCGTTAAACCATAAATACTGATTAAGTAAATCCTGTGCAGTTTGGCAAACTTCTTCTACTACTGCATCGGTATACAAAGAGCCAATACCTAAGTTAGTGCGTAACTCAGCTTTGGTTACATAGGTGGCTGCCATTGTATTCCTCTCTTAAAAAAGCTCCCCTGGGGCTAGGGCTACTAAACCCCAGAGGATTATTACTTGGTTATTAGGCCTTTGCGTACTTGATGATTCCGTAAGGCATTTTGGCGATTGTTGCCATGAATCCGTAGATCGCAACTTGTACCTGTAGGTTAGATACAACGTTTACAGACATGTAAGCCTGTGGTGAGCGATATACAGTAAATGCTTCTGGTGCAAGGATAATTGCAGAGTTATCATCAAATGTGGTTGTTGAGAAGTTCTTGTCTACGTATAGATCAAGTCCTAGTACATTTCCACGAATTGATGTAGGGCGTACATCTCCAGCTGCGTTCATTGGTTGAATCGCATTGTAAATTGGTCGCTTGGTTGAATCAACAGCGCCCATCAATGCCTGCCATTGTGCTGGGTTTCCGATGTAGTTCTGTGCAAAGTAACCTGTGTTAGCATACACAAATTTCGCAGCTTCGGAAGTGTAAGCAATAATTCCATCGCTGTCTGCTGTAGTTCCTGTGCCATAAGTACCAGCTGCAATTAATGCATTTAATACAGCTGTGTCAATTGTTGTTAAATAAGCATTTTGTAGCTGTTGTGTTAGCTCTGCATAGAAGTTAGGGTCTGAACGCTCTAACAACTCAACAGATAGTGTATTCATACCTGAGTACTTAGACACTGTACCTGTTAGGTAAGCAGTTTCCATACCTGTATTTGATACTGCGCCTGCTTCTGCCTCTACAGTTACTGTAGGTGCTACGCCAGTTCCGCCACCTGCTGAAGTTACAAGTGATGGTACGTTAATAGTCATACCAGATGCTGGAAGTGTGCCTTGTGAACATGCATCAATAGCTGGTGTACCAAATCGTGTGTTTGTTACAAACTCAGTTAGGTATTGAGTTGGATTAAATGCTGGGTTTGTTGAAAATGAATCATCTGCCGCAGCAATATAGAGTTTAGAATCTTCGCTACCTAGTGCAGCCTTGATCTTGTGCTCTGTGTACTTCGCCATTGAGTTAATTGGTGAACGTACTGAAGTTTGGATAACTGGTGCTGTAATTGTTGGGCGAGCAGCTTCTACTGTAGGAGTAGCAGCCTCTGCCTTTGCTTCTTGTGGCGCTGTTGCTAAATCTTCCACAGGAGCCTCGCTTTCTTTTGGTTGATTTGTGTCCTCTGCTTCGTTTTCACTAGCAGCAACTTTAGTTACTTGCGCAGCTGTAAACGCTGGGCTTTCTACCAGGCTAACTTCTCTTAGTGTTGCACTGGTTACATATAAATACTCTTTTTTCTGTACAGACTTATTTACATCTACACCGACAGATAAACCATCAATTAATTGCTCGCCAGCAAGGATTAAAGCATCTTGACCTTGCATAGATGCGCTGATCTTAAATGATGCGTAGATTCCGTCTTCTGCTTGGTTAAATTTTTGCATACGACCTATTGGGCGCTCTGGTGAATGTTGCATAAGCATCTTAACCTTGCCAGGATCGCCTATCTCTATTGATCCTTTAGCAAATACGACCTTACCTACGGAAGTATTGCCGACCTCTTCAAAAGGTACGATCTTGCCAGCGATAACTCTGCGCTCTGTATCGGCAGCTTCTACGTGGCTACTGAATGTAAGTTTCATCTTCTGTTTCTCTTCCGTTAGGTGTCATTTGTTCCATTTCTTTAGCTTCTTCCACATCGATTAAACCTAGATTTATCATTTTTTCTAATGCCTCTAGGCGCTTCATTGTGTCAGCTCTTAGGAATGATTCTTCTATAGCAAACTTAACTACATGGCCTCTAGGGGTAATATCATCCATGCTTAAACGATCTTCAATAGCACAGATAAACGGCTGTAGTGAATATGCTACAAATTCTTTGCGACCATCGATAATGTTTTGATAAGTCATGCTGTTATTCATGTCTGCGCTTATGTAATATGCAGGTACGTTCATGGCTCTAGCAATTTGTGTTGCAAGATATTGCTGTGCTTCGTTATACATCATATCTTTAGGACTAAAACCTGTAGTTTCATAAGATAGAGTAGAAGTTAAATATGCTGTAGATCTATTTTGTCTGCTTTGCTTCCATTGTGCTAATAATCCAGATACTTGTGCTTCTGGTAAATCTGCGCCAGTGTTTTTAATGTAACCACTTGGCATTGGAGTTTGTGCAGATACAGCTGCGGCTTTTTCAATATCTAATGCGCTTTGTATTGTACGTGCTGCGGTAGTTAATACACCTTGTGTTAATCCTTGAAATGTGATAAGTGAACCAATGCCAGACATTGGTGTCTTAACTCCATCTACAAAATACTCATCTACTTCTGTGCCAAATTTATTTGTTGTAAATGTAACTCTATTGTTAGCGACCCACTCAAATCGTGATGGTCTTAAATCATCTGCATATAATTCTGTTACACGCCAATATGCAACACCATAAAATAAAAGACTATCGACAGTCCAAGATATGGTGACGGATCGTGGTTGCCGATAGTCTGGTTGATCTATCCAAAGAGGGTTCCCCAACTCCTCACCATTTGACTTTTTGTAAAGCTTCAATGGCAAGTATGAAACTACACCAGCTATAAGATTTCTGCAACGTGAAACGGCAGGTACTTGCATAGCAAAATTTCTATCTAATCCACCTGGGAAATTACCTACACCAGTTGTAAATGAACCATAGCCATAAGCTGTGTCCATAATGGCAGGGGCGTATTGCGCTTGGACAGTTTCAG